AATCATAGTTATATTCAAATGTAAAAGCATCCCATGCGGTGTTTCCTGTTGCAGTATTTGAATAGAAAGTATTTTCTCCTTGAGGTTGTCCTTGATTGTTTGTTGCAAAAACTCTAAAGTAATATGTAGAAGTATTATCTAACCCAGTAATAGTATGTGTGTTTGTAACTGGAAGTGTACCTGGAAAGTTAGTACCAATAGGACTTACTTGAGCACCTGGAGTATCTAGTGTAACTTGAGGATCTGTTTTAGAATAAACTATACCATAAGACCAAACAGGTCCGTTCTTTCCTTCATCAATAAGAGTGTATTGAATTTCAACTTCCCCAAAATCTGGTGTATCTATAACTTTTACTCCACCAACAATTGGTAATTCACTTTCTGCTTGACCCCAAAATGCAAAAGGTATTTTCATCTTAAATTATTTTAATGATTAACTGAAGCAACCCCTAAATAATCAGTTGTTCCTCTAGCATGACCAGTAATTGTAACAACATCATATTTGCCATTTTGACCTATACTCCACACAGGATCAACACCATTAGGCCATTTTACATTTGACCAAACCCATGTGTTGCTCCATTGTGGTACATATTTTATTACAATCTGTTTAGTACCTACAAATGTAGTTTCACTACTTGGTAATAAATTTATAGTAATATCACCGCTATATCCACTTTGAACTACACCTTGTACATCAATAAAGAAGTAATCTGAATCATTTAAATTTAATGTTATAGTACTTGATACAGTTGCTGGTGTATCATATAATTTTTCCTCTGGTGGTGGAACAAGATCAGATGCTTTTATTAATCTTACATCTCTTTCAGATGGTGCTCCAATATTTTTGCTTTTACTTTCTGCTACAGCTAGATAGTCATTATCTTTTAACTGCTTACTAGTAATTATTTTCTTTCTTGTAAATAACCCTAGTATATCTTGTAATATTGTATTCATTTTAAACTTCTTTTAGTTATAATTTACTTCTTTTTTTTGTCTTTTGCAATTTTATCTCCACCCTTTACATCATACTTGTTCTTATTTTCTCTTGCTATTTCTAAATTTTTATTAGCAATATCTCTTTGAGTAGAAAGTTTTTCACGTTCTATATCTAACTTCTGAGTCTGCATTGCATTCTTAGTTGCTGCATCTTGTCTCTTAAAGTTCATAGTCTCTCTATACTCAGCTCTTTTTCTAATATCTTGCAAAGAGTCTTGGAAATCTGACTGCTTATTTTCATTTATATCTTGCATTGCACCATAACCAGAAGCTCTAATCTCGGCTACAGTAATGTCTTTCTGTCTTTCCTTTTCATTCTCTTGCTGCTCAAACTGAAGTTTCATTTGTTCTTCTTGTTGTTTGGCTTGAATTTGTTCTTGCTGCATTTGTTGTTGCTGCTGCATTTCTTGTTGTCTCTGAGCTGTTTGTTTTGTTTCAGCATCTTTAAGTATATCTGAAACCTCAGCAATGCTATCAGCTTTAATAATATTACCAAGATCATAAATACTAGCACCTGATGTATTATTAGTCATGGCTAATTGTTTCAGTTGCTCTAACGTCTGTCTATGATTTGTTTTAGTTGTACAGAAAATATTAAAGTCTCTCATTAAAAGATCTGTACCATTTATTGTAAAGTTTACTTTTTCTGCTTCGGATGATATATAAGACAATCTTACACTTGGATTTGTACTATAATAAAACTGAGCTAAGTCAGTTCTCATTTGATGCACTCTAGGCATCAGGTTATCTGAGTGCTGAGTAAAATAAGTTTCTGTCTGTGCATATGATTGATTAAGTGCTTGAACAACTCCTGTTGCTGTTTCTTGACCAATAGGTGCACCCAAACGTTGTGGATTAATTCCAATAGCATCAAAGCATTGTTGTTTAAAATAGTTAGCTAATTGAATTCTAGACATTAATCTATTAGTCTGCTCCATGTTTAGAGTCTGATAATGATTGAAGTTTGTAGCATTCTCTGTATTAGTAATAGATGTATCTAGAGGCAACATACTAAAATCTTTCATTGCTGTCCAAGCTTTAGCATAATTTGATTTACCCCAGTCTTCACCCATTGAATGACGTGGTAATGCATTTTGATCAAACATAATAACAGTACCTAATTCATCTACTAGGATATCTGCTATTTGATTGTTTACCATGTTATATCCAACCTGATATGCTTTCATTAAATCTACTAAAGAAGTTGATCTAGTATTTCTATCTGAGAATACTCTACCTTCTACTGGTAATTTGCAACCATATAATGTTTCATTACCTTTAAATTGAAATGGTAATCTTCCTGGTTTTGTTCTGTCTATACCCAGATATATAGGATTTATATTATCAGCAGACATATTAGATTTCCACATAGCTGGTAAGTTAGGTCCAATTTTGACACCACCCCATACTTCATTAATCCAAAAATAATCTACATGCTCACCCTCAAGTAGGTTTTCTCTATTTTTATTTTTAAAGATTGATTTATCATATATAGGTTTTACTGTTACCTTAAATGTTTCATCTATAATTTCCTGAGTAATCTCTCCATCTTTTTCAATCTTAGTAAGGTGACCAACTTTTCTTTGTGTTTTCCAGTAACATGTTGTTACTCTCATAAGTTCTCCTTCTCCCCATGCAGTAACATCTTCACCCTCATTTAGTATTGAACTAATTACATCACCTCCTCTTGCAGGATCATTTGACCAATTACTTGCATACTGTCTATAAGCTAGCCCTGGCATATTAGTATTCCATTTATGAGATCTTGATGGATCATAGTAAGATCCGTCATTCTGATATCCATTAACTTGATACATGGCAGATCTTGCCGGATAAATCTTTTGTAAAGACTCTAACTGATCTTTTGTCATAAGATAACCATATCTATCTACAACGTCAGCTACAGTCATTAAATCAATTTTACCAACAAAATTTGAATCAGATATATATCTTGTGTCTGGAGACTTTTGATAAAATGTAAGAACAGGATTCCATAACTCTATATCATAATCATCTTCTAACATACGGAAATGCCAAAACTCTCTATCAGTAATAAGCATATCTCTAAATGCTCTTTCTTCTAGTTCTTGCATTTTAAACCTTTCCTCATCAACATTAGTTTGATGTGATGCCCATTCTTCTACTAAGCTTCTATAATCTTTAGAAAAGAAGTCTTCTATTTCAGGTAGTGACTTTACATTCTCTGGAGACATCTGTTGTTTTGCTTCTTCTGAGTTTGGATCCATACCCATCTCTAGCATCTTAGCAATAAGCTTAGCTTCTGCATCAGCAAGTAAATTTTCTTCTACTTGCATTCTTTTGGCTTCAAGAAGCTCATTATATGATAAATCATCTACTGCTCTAAACTGAACCTTTGAGTATCTTTTAGAAAATTCTCCAGATAAAACATTTATAACATTAGGAATAATAGGATAAAACTTGAGTTCTAAAGCAGAGTTATCTTCTTTAGTTAGTACATCCATTAAATCTTTGTACTCATTGTCTTCTTCAACAATGTAATCAGTTTTATCTATAATACCTTTTGCAAGTTTGTAGTTCTTAAGCAATCTTCTTGCATTTAATCTTAAGAATTCAAGTCCTTGAAGTTCTAACCAGTCCATGTTCCAGGCTCTCCAATCATCATCTTTTTTCCTAGCTGGTAAAAACTGAATAGGTTGTGTAAGACTAGATGAGGTTGGGTATCCTTCACCTTTAGCTCCACTCTTTAGTTGCATTGCATTTAATACTCTCATATTTATATCCTTATGGTATACGTGATTGAGTCATTCATATTAGTAGTAGTATATATATAAATATAACTATTATTACTTGTAGATGTTGAATAATATCTCATTATCTAAAGTTTTTAAATCCTGATCTTCTCTTCTTAATACTTGTTTTACTAGCTTTACGTCCAATATTACTAAATGGACTATACTTTAATTTAAACAAATTTTGGGAATTATCCAAGGGTTTTACGCTATCAGATTCACGTCTTTTACTATATCCTCTATTTGATTGCTGCACTTTAGCAAAAGCAATTAGTGCACAGAATGAAACCATTCTATCTACGTTTAAACCAGGGTAGTATGCTAGCATCTCTTTAATTAACATAGGATCTGGTATTCTTTCTACACCAAATGTCTGTCCAGTTACTTCACCATTTTGATCTGTTTCTTCATCTGTTACTTCTCTTAAAAACTCTAGACCGTATGATATTAGATGGCTTTTAAATAATGTTCCAGTATTCTTCCAACCATATTCTTGATATACAGTTCTATTAGATCCTAAGTCTTTTAAAAATAAAATCTGTTGTTTTGGTACAAGGTATTTTTGTTTTCTTCTAGATATCATATGTTGAATAAACAATGATATGTTATTCTCTACAACAGTCCAAGCATTATACCATTCAACAATTTTCTCTAACTGCTCATGAGTTTTGTTAATGTCATCATATCTACCACACCAAGAAGCAACAATTTTATCTCTTTCTATAAATGTTTCAAGTCCGTTTGATGTTTCTCTTGTAACCTCAACCGGATTTTTATAAACAAAAATACTACATAATGAATCTGATGTAGTTGTTTTTCCTTCTGACACAGGGTCAATAGATGCGTAGTAAGTTCCAAACTCTGGATTCTTTGTAGGTTTCTCCCATACAACTAAAACGCCTGTTTTATCTGCTTGTTTTTTATTTACAGGAAACTGTGATATAGGTAACTTGTTTGACTTC